GTTTTTGAGTCGTTTGAAGCCGGGGACATTGTCCCTGACATCGTCGACGCTGCCGGCACCGGCGTTTGTTGTTGAGGTGGCGGCGGAGCCAGCGCTCTCGCCTTCTCTTGGTTTTCGATTTGTTTCGGATCTCTTGAGAATTGCTCGAATTCCGACAACACTTGCTCCTGTTCCTTGGAACTGAGTTTGCGCCACCAAATTGGGGCACCCCTCACTTTCTTCGCCAACGGAAGCTCGAGTGTCCCCGGCGTTGCCGCCGGGGCCTGTCGGTTTTTTGAAACTTTTTCCGAAAGTCGCTCCAATTCCGCCCAACTTATCAACATCTCACCACTGACGGAATTTTTATCATTCTCATCATGGGAATATCGACACGCGGCGGCAAAATTGCAACTTCTTCGTTTATTCAAAGCTTGATCCCACGACATATTCGGACAAAGGATACTGTTAATAACCCACTCTTCCGGGTGTGCAAATTTACAGTCCTTCGTCGGACATCGTTTGTTCAAACACAATTTCGCGCAATACCGAGGCTGGGGCGGTTTCATTTGACTGGCCGGAAATTTGTACTCACCACAATTGGGTTTTCCACAACTCCAAACCGACAAAGCATACATACCATTCCCTTCCATGCGATGAAATTTCAAAGGCATCGAGCACTCACAGAGATTTTGGGAGTTTTTAGCCTCACCATATTTCCTCTTGCTTTCACCCGTAGCCGGATTTTCATCGTTGAAATCCTCGGATTTACTCGCCAATTCAGCGTTTCGCGGATCCTGCTTGAGGCCACTCATCGCTTTTTTCTCGAGTAATTTCTTCTGTCTCTTTTTCGCTTTCTTATCCAATAACTTCTGGGCAATCTTTTGAAGATCAAACCCTTGTGGTATCGGTAACTTCTGCGATTCCGCAACACGCGGCGGCGCGGCTTCACCATGTTCTGCTTGAACCATTGCAGCCAACAATGCCTGACTTTGCGCATCTCCAGAGGGGGGGTTCGCCTTTTTATTGGCTTCCTCCGCTCGTTTAACACGTGCCTTGGCATCTTCTTCGACTTTTTGTTTCTGCATCTCGGTTTTCGCCTCGTGCAATTTCTTACGCTCTTCAGCCATTTTCTTGGCCTCCTCCGCTTTGGATTCATTAAGAAGTTTTCGCTCTTCAGCTACTCGCTTCGCCTCTTCCGCCACTTCAGCTGAGCGTTTCTCGTTTTCCAATCGGCGCTTTTCAGCAGCTTCTTTTTGTTCGAGAGATTTTCGCACATTCTCCGCCTTTTTCTTTTCTTTCTTTTCCTTCTCTTCGCGTTGTTTTTCGGCAAGTTCTTTCTGATTTAGTTCTTTGATCCGCTTTGTTTCCTCAGCGTACCATCGAGCCGCATCTTTCAACCACACCTTACGCTCCGCTTGGAGTCTTTTTCGGGACGCATAAAGAGCCGCGATGACACTTCGTATTTCATCGCGCTTCTTTCTTAGTTCCGCCACCTGAACATCGATTTGGTCCAAACCGGACACTCTTAAGCATTCCTTGATCTCTGAATCAACATATGCCAATTGCTTGTCCAAATTCGCCATTTCGTTATAACTGTGTATTCCTTTGCGTGGGTCGTATTCATCTTCCAACGGAATGTCATTGACGACTCGCACCTTACCCTCATCAGGCAATTCTGCTTTCTCGTCCATCACAATCGTCAGCGGGACATAATACGTTTCTGCATCGCGAGATTCTCCCTTAAGCAAAATTCCAAAGTGAGCCAAATGCGATCGACTGAACGCCTGGACATCTCCGGATTCTTGAACTTTTTCTTTGAATTTCGCCATCTGTTTTAAGAGTGTTTCCAAGCCCCCAATCTGTCGATCGAGTCGCTCGTATTCATCTCTATCATCGTGTTTCGCATCGTAACGTCTTTGTGACAATGTATACAACAGACTTTGAGTGTCCAATTCATTTTGCACGATCCGTCCAATCACATCAGCTTTCGCCAACCGGATTTTCTTCAAATCAAGCATAACGTTTTGTTGTTTCTCATCCTGTTTAGCAATGTTCTCTTCGACCTTACGAGCCACCAACTCGTCTTCCTTTCTCGCGCGATCAATACCTTTTTGGGTGTAATAATCTCGCGCTACTACCGGAATACGTGAAACCTGATCCTTTCCCCTCCGAGTTATCACAAAACCTGCATCCTGACGCATCTGACGGAATTCAATCTTATCTGTCTTCTTACGCTGATATTCCAATGCCGAGAACTGAGAATTTTCACCAACAGAAACGTTCTTCCGAACAAAGTCTATGGCTTCTTTTCTCTCTTTTTCATTCTCAACAGTTTTCTCAATGTATTGACAAAGATCCTCCACGTCTTCTTTCGGGATGACCTCATCGATC